TTTATTCCTCAGGAATTGTAACAGACCAACCTTGAGCCAATATGGCTCTAAAGATTGATTCATTCAAATGAATTGTGGAACAGATAACTAATTGGTCAATGTCATCCGTAAGTAAATTGCGGCGGTAAAGTGTAATTGTATACATTATATGTCCTATTTGGTTTGATTTGTCCTGATATTCTTGCGACATCCGACTCAATCCCTACTTAATCCCCACCGCATCCCTACTCAATGCCGACCTTACGCCGGGTGACTGAATATGGCCTAACCTATTGATTCTATTACTCTTGCGCGTAGGGATACTACTCTCCCCCCCTGTCTAATGACCTCCCCAATTTCCAATAGATTGGATTGGGGTTGTCCTCAAATGTGGACAGTGTGGTATGGTTATGTCTATATAGTATATATAATATTATATATACATATATTATATATATTTTTTAACATATACCACAATAAGACACTAACCCCCAACTACCATAATGTCCACTCTAGAGGACACCCTAAATCCAAAACCCCGTATAACCCATGAGGCTTCTAGGGGTAGGGTAGGTAGTATGGTGTCTCCCAAATCCTTTGTTCACATAGGGTTAACCCCGTTTGGGTCACCCGGCATGAGGTAGGGGTTAAGTAGGGATTAACCTGGGATTAAGTAGGGATTCGGACGAAGTCTCAAAAATAATCCCTACAAATTCCATAATAACTACCTAAATTTAGTTAATGAAGTCTGATTTTCTGGATTGACCATCATGTAGCCAATCTAAAATGTCTTGTCCAGAAGGTTGGCCACGAAGAATATTGATAATTTCACCTTCATATAACATGAAAGTAAATACAATACCTTCAATTAATTGAATTTTAATTGTTCTCATTTTTTCTCCTTTATTGGTTTACTAAGCACTTAATTAGATACATAGGGTAGTTTATAATCAATTATGATGTTTTCTACCCTATGTATCGTATTAAACGCTTACTACACTCTTATCCGTTGGACTGACTAAGAATCGCCTCAACTTGAGCACGAGCCATAGCTTCAGTAATGCGCCCTTCACCTGCGCGCATGAAATCACGCACAAGACGTTCCTTAATATCTGCGACAGGAACAGTGGAACTGAGAGGCTTATGAGCAAGCACTTCAGACTGATACGCATTACTACGCGCATCTGCCTTCAGCTTACGATTGATTAGGTCGAGAAGGGTAAGTCCCTTTTCCTCCATAATCTTATTCGCCTGCTCATCATTTTCGACGACACGGAAGGAGAATGTCTTGTCATACTTAGTGCCTGGCTTGACATCTTCCTTAATCGTATCGGCTGGAACAGTGAAAGACAACACGTCAGAATCAACAATGTATCCTTCAGCGTCCCGAGTAACTTCTGCGTATTCCTCAACATTAACGTCGGTCATAATATGTAACCTATCCCTCTTTTTGAGGGTAAGTTTAACCCGACGTAAAATGTTCTTTCTAATCGTGCTATTCATACCCTCCTCTTATATTGCCTATTGAATCGACCATCCCTTATTTATCCTGACTTTGGAACAGGCTACGCGGAATTGCGTAGGTTAGGTTACGATTCTATTTCTAAATTTGTTCAATGTCAACACGATAAACAAATGACCATAAAAGATTTCCGAATTGGATATCTTTATTGGCTTTAATCAAGACATTGAGAATAGAGGGACATTCAATTATTCCCTGTCTCATGGAATAATGACCCTCTGTATCACTATGCAATGTTACTCTAAATTTTCTCATTAATTTCCTTTCCTACAGTTGACCGACACAAGGGATTGACTAACTACTAAAGTCTATAGATTTATTTCTACGAACGCGCTTAGGGACGCGCTATAGATGCTTTAGTAGTTAATGAATCCCTCGTCACACCCTATAACATAGGAAAGGATTAATTAGTTACTCAATTATTTGGGGTTAAAAATCTAACGCTGCTACATTTCTGCCCGGCCTACCATTTGGGGTAGTAGCAGTAAATCTTAGACTGTAATCTTCGTCGTCTACAGTCTTAAGATTAGTGTAACCTGAGTTTTCAATGTGTTTTTCTACTACCGTTTTAGCCTCTGAAGTAGTAGATACTTCCACATTGGAGATAACACGAAAATCAAGATTGTTGCCTAAGCTATACAACCTGAGAACCATTTTCTCATCCATCGTCGCACTCTACTTTCTGAGTGACTAATAAATCCCTTCCTACATTACAGGTATGGGATTCAAACTTACCTCACAACAATTTACCGGCCCCTGTGTATTTTCCCTCAGGGCCGATTGTGAGTTTCGACGGCATAGAATCAACAAGTAGGGCTAGCCTGCACCCTGTCCGGTATCCATTACTACACTAGCTGTCCGAGTGAAAATCACGGCACTGTTAGTGGTTCGTAGAATCCGTAGTTGACTACTGTCTCATGTATGCCCAACCTGCAAGGTCTTACGATAGTCTGTAGACGTTACTTGCATTCATCTGCATACACTCCGAGCATTGATAGGCCCGTAGCCTACCGCTTGTGGCCCGCGTATTGTGTAACTCGCTACTACCTCGCTTTCAAGATTGTGGATTTAACAGGATGCTCGGGTTAACTAGTTACCGCGATAATGTGATGTTTCATCCATTGACCGCTTACCCAAGTAGTCTGCAATTTCCTCAGGAGTAGCGCGCCTAGCTGAAACTAAATTCCAACCATTTCGCCATTCCCAAGTAACCATTTCGTAAATTTCTTCGCCTGTGTAAGCTACTTTACACTTGGTTACTTCACTGCAAGTCTTACGTTCCATAGTATGTCTCATTTCTGAGCATCCTATAAAATCCACAATCTTTAGTTTTCAAATTGCTGCTCCGCGCATGATGCCCGGATACAGACATACAATGCATAGTGAATGCCAACAGGAATGAGTGAAAACAGGCCCATTTTTGAGTTTCGCCAAACGTAAAACGCTCCCGACTGACAGGTTGTGTCACCCATCGCGCTAACCCCAGTCCTATCAACAGGTTAGCCCATGACATAATGTGTCACCATACTGACAATATGTGTCACCAAATAAAGCGCGCAGTTATATGACTCATACGACAATGCAAATATATGCATCTATATGACACTAACGTATTCTATTGTGTATAGGGGGACTATACCCGTCTTTATGGGACTCCAATGTTGGCATGAGATTTGCAGATTGTAATCCTATGTTTTATTCAATTTCCCCAGAAAAAAATAAAAATTCAATAGAGAATATAATATTATATCTGCATATTATATTAAATCTACTAGATAGAAAACTAAAGTCAACCCATCCACCCAAGATGAACGAAATCAGGCCCAAATCCGCGCAAAATAGGTGTTGACAATCGAGTGGAGATATGAGACGATTCGAGCAGGGCATAGGCCCATCAAATTACGATTCATATTATAACGGGATATAATATATGCCCCTAGGAATTGTATCAAATAGGGATTTTGAATTAGAAAGAAATAATTCTGATCCTGAAATTAGACAACACAATAACAATAATATACCCCGCACTTCACATGAACCAGTCATAACAGGTGAAGTAATCAATAATCCCACCGTCGGTAGAACTCCTGAAGTCCCAGATATTCCAATTAGTCTGAAAAAGATTATTGGTGAAACCCATGCAATTGAAGGATTTCAGCGTGCCAAAGAATTGGCTGATTCATTTGGGGGATTAAGCCAACCCACCTTATCTACGCTAGGCAATGGTTCTACGTCACGAGGGACTCATAAGTCACGAGCAGGTAATGAATTAGTTGAACATATTAATAATAGAAAGACTAAGATAAGTAATAAGGCATTAAATAAAATTAATCTTGCATTAGCCAACATGAATGAGGATAAATTTGCCGAAGCAGATTTAAAAGAGTTAAGCGCGGTGGCAAAAGATATGGCAGTAGTTGTAGGACAAATGGCTCCTAAGGAAAAAGACGACGCGAAAGTGGAGCCAGTTCAATTTCATTTTTACGCTCCAACAGTGCGTAATGAACAGCACTATGAAGTTATAGTGGCGAAAGATAATTACTGAGACATATTATGGGAATAGACTTAGTTAACCTCATAGTTTATCTCATCATATTTACAATCATAGCTATTTTAGCCTATGGAATCAGCAATAAAATTCCTGACCCAACACTTAAGGTTATTGTGCAATTAATATTACTTCTTATTTTAGTTCTAGCATTTTTAGAAAGAACTAATCTGTTAAGATTTGCTAGGTAAAATATGATAACCCCATTAGCCACTGCCTCTGGCGTAGCAGTTACAGCAGCCCCACTCAAGGGAGTGGAAATTGCAATGATGACTGCTAAAACAGTTGATGAAACTGTATCTACAGTTATATGTCCTAGCGTTGGAATAAAGAATCATACATTCAGCATTGTAGTTACAGCATCAGTAGCGGGAACTGAATTAACTGGAAATGTTCAACTAGAAACTAATAGTGATCCTGCCGCGCTTGGGGGATGGTCTCCATTAGGCGGTGGAACTGTTGACGTGAGTTTAATTGATGTTCCTGCTAATACGACTAGGGGAATATTACAGTTAATGTTTTCGAATGTTACATTTACAGCAGTTAGAGCGCGAATCGAAACTGTTATTGCTGGTGGGACACTATCAGCTTCTTACTTGGGTAATTAAATGGAAACAGCACAAGATAGAATGCGTTTAGACCATTTTAATCAGCCTCAAATGAGTATTGTATTGTCATACAAGTCTAGAATAAAGCGCGCAGCCGAAGAAGGTTTACTCATATTCATTAAATATGGACTAGCATTAATCCTCGCATTTTTTGCACTACAATATATGACCAGTATTATTTCTGGGGCAAGTAATGGAACTAATAGCGCATTATACCTAAATGAGTTAATCTCTAAAGGTTATCTACCTAAAGCAGTTAATGGCGTCATTCAACCAATGGGAGAACAAAATGCGACGCCTGTTACTAAGTAGTCTCATTATAGGATTGTTTGGGGCTATAGTATATAGCGCACAAGGAACTCCATCTACACTTGTAGTAAGGACTGACGCTAATAATTATCTCCTAGTTACGTCTGTAACACAGACTAATCCTGTTACCCAGGGTGTATTTAGTTCACGCATATTACGGACTGATAGTAGTGGAAGTTTACAAGTAGTTTTAACAGGAACAGTTACACCTACATATCCTATGGCAGTGCCAGCAAGCACATGCGCGGCGCCTTCATTAGGATTGAGTGGTGGAGCAACTACAGGTATTGCTTTTACTGCTACTCCAAGTATATTGAATTGTGTTAGTGGAACTGCTAGAACTACTTTAACTGCTACTACATTAACTAGTACAGTTGTTAATTCATTACCTTTAGGCTCTGCTACTGCTGCTGCATTGAATTTTGGTACTGCCGGAACTGGATTATATGCTGCTACAGCAGCAGATGTATTAATTACTACATCAGGAGTTGCTAGATTACGTGTAGTAGATGTGGATGCGGTTTTAAATGCAACACAAATTTTATCTTGGGGTAGTTCTGGTATAAATTCTCCTGATATATCTTTAAGTAGAACAGCAGCAGCACTATTAGGCTCTAATGCCTCAATGGCAATCACCCGTGGCACAATCACAACCGATCTAAAAGTCCAAGATGACACAGTAACATGGAACAACGCAGGAGTAACATTTACTGGATGGAAGTTGAATGTTACTGATACTAATAGTGCTGCTGCAAGTTTGTTGATTGATTTACAGGTTGGTTCTGCAAGTAAATTTAATGTTACTAAGGGGGGTGCTATTACTGCTGCTGATGCAATTGCAGCGGGAACAACTTTAAGTGGAGCAAGTATATTAGTAAATGCAGCAGATAGAATTCTTTCCACTGCTAATGGATTAGTAAATTTTACTAATACAGCTATAACATTTGGAATTCAATTTAATAACGGGGCATCAGCAGCCCCTACATTTAATAATGGAACAATTGATGCTGGTTCCAGAAACTCAGCAGGTAAAGTAGTTCTTACAGGTGGAAATACTGGGGGAACTGTTACATTCTCAACTAATTTTACTAACGCTCCATTCTGCACAGTAACAGGAACAGCAGCTACAGATATTCCCCAAATTACGTCTACATCAGTATCAACATTAGTTGTAGCTGGTATCACAGCTAATGGAACATTCTATTATTTGTGTATTGGTAGAATATAATGATTAAGAGAGCGATTCTAATTCTCGCGCTTTTAATTACTCCTAATATTGCATTAGGACAAGTATGCACCCCGGGTCAAGGTGGATGGGTTGTAACTACTTCTAATATTACATTTACTGTATGTAATTCAGATGGTTCTGCTTGGCTTACTGTGGTTAGTGGGGGAGTTCTATCAGGCACAATCATATTAAGCCTTACTTCATGCCCAACAGGATACACTGAAGCAACCGAATTAAATGGTAAAACTCTAGTTGGAACATTAGCAGCCAATAAAGATGTAGGAACTACAGGTGGAGCAGATAATATAACTCCAGCAGGAACTAATGCAGCAATTACAGCAGGAACCCCATCAGGTACAAATAGCGCTTTAACATTTACAGGAACACCATTTACATCAGTTATTAATCATACTCATGCAGTTACATCTGTAGGTAGCGCAGCTACAGGAGGAACAACTAATTTAACTGGTGCATCTGATACAAGTTCTACTACAGCAACAGCAGCTAATCCTGCCGGGGGAGTTTCATCCATTACTCCAGCAGGAACTATTAATATTCCAACATTTACAGGTAATGCGCTTGGAACACATAATCATACATTTACTGGGACGCAGTTTGACAACAGAAGTGCATACGTGAAAGTTATATTTTGTAGGAAAACTTAATCTGAATAGATATGGATTGGCTCCTATTAAGCGCGGTGTTATTACAAGGATTAGATGCAGGTTACACTTGTCATAAATTGAATCAGGGTGGTTATCATGAGACTAATCCACTTCTTGGTAATACTTGTAAGGATATAATAATTCGTAAGACATTATTTTTTACACCATTAATTATTTGGAATAATAAAGCATATAAAGTTGGCCTAATTGTGGGTGGTGGAATAGGATTAAGTGTTAGCATCGCGCTTGATAAACGCTAATGAATACGGAAACCAATAACAAAGACTTCAATCGAGTCAAAAATGAATGGAAGCCAAATCCGAAACAATCGGAATTTTTGGCCATTCCCCATTCTATTAAGGAAGCTGCTTATTTAGGTGGCGCGGGAAGTGGAAAGTCGGACGTATTATTGATGTTCGGCATCCTCAATAGATGGCATGAAAATAGTCAGTGGAAACAAGTATTCATGCGGCGGACATTTCCCGAACTGAAGAATGAAATTTTAGGTAGGTCACGAGACATATACAGTAAGTTCGGAGCAACATTCAATAAGACGGATATGATTTGGACATTTCCCCGTATGGATCAATATGGTGCTGGAATGTCCTCTAATGCGGGGGCACAAATATTCTTGGGTCATTGTGAAACTGAAGATGACGTTCACAAATATGATTCAATGCAAATTCCTCTATTCACCCCTGATGAAATAACTTCATTTACTCGAAACATTTATTTATACATCGCATTTGAACGTAATCGCGCTCCACAAGGAAGTGGATTACCAAGTATAACGCGCTCCGCGGGAATGCCGGGTGGTATAGGACATAACTGGGTTAAAGAAAGATTCATTACACCCTTTAAAGAGGGTGGAAAAATTATCGTAGGTAAGGGTGGAAATAAACGTATATTTATTCATGCCACTTATCTAGACAATACAGATCATATTGACCCTACATACGGGCAAGCATTAGACGGACGACCTGAAGCAGAACGTAAAGCTAAGAAGTTTGGAGATTTCGATTCATATCTCGGAACAGTCTTTGAAGAATTTAGGG